TAAGAAATTTACCCGTGGCTACCACGACGAACGTCGTGCCAAAGAAGAAGCCCTGCGCGAGCGGGAAGCCGCTGAAGCCTACGCCAAGCAGGTTTACGAGGAAAACAAACGCCTTCAACAGCAGCTTTCTAACGGAAGCAAAGCCTTTATTGAGCAGTCACAGACTACTGCGGAAGTCGAATTGGCCAGCGCCAAGAAAGCTTACAAAGAAGCCTATGAAGCCGGGGATGTAGATGCGCTGGCGGAAGCCCAAGCAACTATCGCCAAGGCCGCGCTCAAGCTGGACAAAGCCTCCGGTATGAAGCCTATCGAGGTGGACGACAAGGAATTTGAGGCACCTACTACTAAGCAGCAAGCTCCCCGAGTAACCCCCCGTACCCAGAAGTGGGTAGACGCCAACAGCGATTGGTGGGGTAAAGACGAAGAAATGACAATGGCCGCTATGGGCATTGACAAGCGTTTGCAAAGGGAGTATGGTGCGGACTATGTAGGTACTGAAGAGTACTTCAAAACCATCGACAAAACGATGCGCAAACGATTTCCTGAGCACTTTGAAAGTGACCAGAGCTATGAGGAAGACGACTCCTCCACAAGAAAGTCAGAACCGGATGAGGACTATACGCCCCGCCGTGCAACAAAAATTACTTCGCCAGTGGCTCCGGCTACCCGAAGTACCCCGCCTAACCGTATTAAGTTGAAGGCATCAGAAGCTGCGATTGCTCGCAGACTTGGGGTGCCCTTGGAAGAATACGCGAAACAGGTTGCCCAACTGAAGAGAGGTGAATAATGGATCAAGTAAAAGCTCAAAACCGCGCTCCGCGCGACGTGGATACCCGAATGATGACTCAACGCCCAACAGCGTGGAGACCTCCGGAGACTCTGCCAAGCCCTGATCCCCGTCCCGGTTGGACGCACCGATGGGTGCGAATCAGCATGATGGGCCAGACTGACGCCAGTAATCGCTCCTCCAAGTTCCGTGAAGGCTACGAACCCGTGAAAGCGGAAGAGTATCCTGAGCTAATGATGCACGCTACCGCCGACGGCCCCTTTAAAGGGGGTATTGAGGTGGGTGGTCTGTTGCTCTGCCGCATCCCATCAGAGTTCTTGGAACAACGGGCAGCGTACTACGCTAACCAGAACAAGGCTCAAATGGAATCCGTGGACAACAATTTCCTTCGTGATAGTGATCCGAGGATGCCTCTTTTCTCTGAGAAGAAATCCAAGGTTACTTTCGGCCCCGGTTCTTAAATTTTCTAGGAGTCCTTAAATGGCTTATCCAACTGTCTCAGCCCCATACGGGTTGAAACCGATCAATTTGATCGGCGGTCAGGTATTTGCTGGTGCGACCCGTCAACGCCGTATTGCTTCTGGCTATGCCACTAGCATTTTCTACGGTGATGCAGTCAAGCTGACAACTACCGGCACAATCGTTCTGGCAAACGAAACCTCCACTGCACCCGCAACAGGTTTTGCTGGCGTGTTCTTGGGCTGTTCATACGTGAACGCACAAGGCCAAGTCATCTTCGCCCAGTACTACCCCGCAAGCACCACAGCTCCAACTGGCACTTTCATCAATGCTTTCATCGGCGATGATCCTGACCAATTGTTTAAAGTTGCTGTTGTGTCTGGCACCACCGTCGTTACCGGTATTGAATACGCAGCCATTGGCAACAATGCAGCTTTGGTTCAAAACGCTGGCGTTACCGCTACTGGTGACTCTCGCGTTGCTATTTTGGATAGCACCACCGACGTGACAGCCACTTTGCCAATGCGAATCGTTGACGTTGTCCCTGACACCGCCTACGTTTCCGGTGGCAGCACGCTGTACCCCGAAGTTATCGTCAAATTTAACGCTCCCAGCATCAGTGCTGAAGGCGTTACAAACGGCGGTCACATGTACCTCAACCCACTTGGCATCGCCTAATAAGGAGCTTAAATCATGGCTATTTCACGCGCACAACTGCTGAAAGAGTTGCTCCCCGGCCTGAACGCCTTGTTCGGTATGGAGTACGCTCGCTACGGCGAAGAACACAAAGAAATCTACGAAACCGAGACTTCTGAGCGTTCTTTCGAAGAAGAAACCAAGCTGTCCGGCTTCTCTGCCGCACCTGTCAAAAACGAAGGTTCTGCCATCGCTTACGACAATGCACAAGAAGCATGGTCAACCCGCTACACCCACGAAACCATCGCCTTGGGTTTCTCGATCACTGAAGAAGCGGTCGAAGATAACTTGTACGACAGCTTGTCTGCTCGTTACACCAAGTCCTTGGCCCGTGCGATGGCGTACACCAAGCAAGTGAAAGCTGCTGCCGTTATCAACAACGGTTTCAGCAACACTTACCCCGGTGGTGACGGCGTTTCTTTGTTCAACGCAAACCATCCCTTGGTTTCTGGTGGTGTCAACTCCAACACTCCCGCTACTCAAGCCGACTTGAATGAGACTTCTTTGGAAGCCGCTGTCATTCAGATCGCTGCTTGGACAGACGAGCGTGGCTTGTTGATCGCTGCTAAACCCAAGAAGTTGATTGTTCCTCCTAGCCTGATGTTCGTCGCTACCCGCTTGCTCGAAACCGAGTTGCGCGTTGGTACAAACGACAACGACATCAACGCTATCAAGAACAACGGCGCTGTGCCAGAAGGCTACACCGTCAACCACTTCTTGACCGACACCAATGGTTGGTATCTGACCACTGACGTGCCTAACGGTATGAAGCACTTCGTCCGCACTCCCCTCCAGAACTCAATGGATGGTGATTTCGACACCGGCAACGTGCGTTACAAAGCCCGCGAGCGTTATAGCTTCGGCTGGTCTGACCCATTGGGTATGTGGGGTTCTTCAGGTTCTGCCTGATAAAGTACTAAGTTTTGTACTTGGAACAGGGGGCTTCGGCCCCCTTTCTTTTATGCTATGATTACCTGTAACTAAGTCGCAGGAGAACAAAATGGAGTACCCAAAAACCAGAGCAGAGGCTAAGTCCACGGGGGCTAAGCACTATTTCACAGGCGAACCATGCAAGTATGGGCATATCGCGCTGCGTAAAACAAAGGGGGCGTGCGTTGAATGCTTGAAGGCTGAATGGGAAAAAGGAAACGAGGCCCGTGCTGAGTACTTCCGTGAGTACAACCGGCGGGAAGAAGTTAAAGACCGAAAAAACGAGTGGTATCTTGAGAACCATGAAAAGGTAAAGCAGGCAGCGGCTACCCGCCCAGACCATGTAAAACGAGAATATCGCAACGTATGGAAAGCAAACAACGTCCTTAAAATTCGTGCGGATACAAAAGCTCGCCGACGCAAACACCGTGAAGCCACCCCACCGTGGCTCTCCCGCAGACAAAAAACTGAAATACGGCAGATGTATCAAGCTGCCATTACCCTCACAAAAACCACTGGCGAGCAATACGTTGTAGATCACATCATCCCTTTGCGATCTGATTTTGTTTGCGGCTTGCATGTGCCGTGGAATCTACGGGTCATCACTCAGGGGGAAAACTTAAAAAAGTCCAATAAGCTGCTTGACTCCGATTGAAAATGGTGTATATTGCACCTAGCCCGGGGTAACCCGGCGCATCAAACTGACCCGGCAGACGACGTACCGATTGATGCGCTGATCTTGTACGTAAGGACAATTAAATGGCACTCTCAACTACCCAAAGTATTTGGCGTTCTGGTGGTGGCGATCAAACTCGCACCGCTTACTGTGGCTCCGGCTTGATGGCCGCTCAGTTCTACATTAACCCAGCCGCCGCTGACTCCACCACTGTAAAAATTGCCTCTGGCAGCACCGTTCCTGTTGTGCTCCCCGCTGGCGCAGTGGTCGTCGAAATTCAAGCCAACGCCGCTGGCACAGGTGGCACAACCCCCACGTTTGATATGGGCTGGATTGGCTACACCAACACCGCAGTTTCCGACCCCAACGGCCTGTTGAGCGCCGCTGATGCCGACGCAGGCAAGCAAGTGTTCAACTTCGCTTCTGCTACCGCTGGCGACGATCTGGGCGTGGCTATGTCAACAACTCAAATGGTCACCTTGACTGGTGGTGCAACTACTGGCGATGCAGCCACTGGCGGCGCTATTACAGGCACAATCCTGTACTTTGTGACTGATCCTCTGGTTGGCCAGCAAAACGTCTAATTGATCTCGGGGGCTTCGGCCCCCAGTTTTTGAACTAGGAGATCAATTATGGGAATGCAAACCGATGTAAAGTCGTACCACAACACTGTTTCCGGTGTTGCTGTACCTTACCGTACGCGCCTCAAAGGTGTGGTGGTATCCCCGTCTACATCAGTGACGCTCAACACGTCTATCGTTGATAACTTGCCGGTTTCAGGCACGTACAACATCCCCGGGACAACCGTGTGTACGGTTACAGTTCCTTCCACTTCAAGACTGACTGCTGGCGTAAGCCGAGTGGTTTTGGTCACAGGTACGGGTACTTTGGTAGCGGATACCTACCTTGTGCAAACCGTGCCAACCAGCACCACTTTCACAGTAACTACAGGCACTTTGACTACAAGCGGGACTGTGACTGTGTATATGGACTTGCTGACAGAAATTGACTGTTCTACCGGCACGTCGTTTTATACGTTGATCCCCGGCGAGGGCGTGTTGGCGACCAACGGCATTTACGTTTTTCTGCCGTCAGCATCTGTAACATCCACTATCTTTTACGGATAAGGGGCCAAGTCATGATGCAAACCGATGTCAAATCAGCATACATAAAAAGCTCTGGCGTGCTTGTAACACCGTTGCCATACCGACTCAAGGGGTGCGTGGTTACGTCTGGTACGTCTTCCCTACGTAATGTGGCAGCGTGCAACCCTACAACTGTTAAGTCCGGTACTTACAGTCAAACAGGCACTACCGCCACAATCACCATCACTGCGCACGGTTTGACAAATGGGCAACGGGTGTTTGTTGATTTTCTTACTGGCACAAGTCGTGACGGCATGTACGACATCACGTACATTGGCGCTAATAGTTTCAGCGTGACAACCGCAAACTCTGTTTCTACTTCTGGCGACGTGAATATCTACCCCGGTATTTACATGGAGTTGGACACTTACAGCACCGTTGGGTTGTCTGTACTAATCCCCGGCCAAGGCATTCTTTGCCCGGGTGGAATCTTCTTTGGCTGCGGCCCTAGCGTGACTGCGATGGTGTACTATGGCTAAGAAAAATCCCTCTCTTGCAGTTGGCCGTGGCGAAAAGCTGCCCGTCTCCAAAGGAGCAGGTTTGACCGCCAAAGGTCGTGCCAAGTACAACGCAGCAACGGGCAGTAACCTGAAGGCTCCACAGCCCGAAGGTGGCCCCCGTAAGAAGTCATTCTGCGCTCGTATGTCTGGTATGCCCGGCCCGATGAAAGACGAAAAAGGCAAGCCCACCCGCAAGGCGGCTTCCTTGGCTCGGTGGAAATGCTGACATGGACATCAACACCATTTGGTCTGGCGCACTGTCGCTTGTCATGGGCGCAGTGTGGTTCTTCATCCGCGAGAGATTCGAGGATGTCAAACGTCTTGAGCGGCTCTTAAACATCACACGCGAGGAGATTGCCCGTGATACAGCTACTAAAGCAGAAGTTGCAAGGGTTACTGACCACATTGACCAACGCTTCAACAAGCTTGAAGAAAAGATTGACCGCCTTCTTTCAGCGGGGAAGTGATGCCAGCGACAAGTCTTAAACAAAAGAAATTCATGGATGCTGTGGCGCATAACCCAGCGTTTGCAAAGAAAGTTGGAGTGCCTAAAGCCGTTGGCAAGGACTTCAGCGAAGCCAGTAAAGGCATGAAATTTGGTAAGGGTTCGGGCAGCCGTGCGGATGCACAAGCAATCAACAAGCCCAAAACCAATCAAGGTAAGAACGAATTGTTCGCAAAAGGAGGCGAGATGGCTGAGTCAAAAGCAATGGTTAAAAAAGAAGTGTCCTTCATGAAAAAGAAGGGCGCACCTGCATCTATGATTAAACACGAGGAGTCCGAAATGAAAGTTAAGAAAATGGCCAAAGGCGGCATGACTGCCAGCAAGATGGGCGCAGTTAAAACCGCAGCTCCTAGCCGCGACGGTGTTGCTGCCAAAGGCAAAACCAAAGGCAAAATGATTGTCATGCCCGGTAACAAAGGCATGAAGAACGGCGGCAAGTGCTGATTTAAGGAGCCGGTCATGGCGAAGAAACTAGGCAGATTAGCGGGTCTTGCTGCTCTTGCGGGCGCAGCGTATATGGCGTCCAAAGACAAGGACAAGGGCGAGGATTCAAACCCCACCCGTGCAGCGCGTCCAGAGTCCACCGAGACTCGTTTGGAGTCTCCTGAAGACACCATCAAGCGCAGCATGAAAAAGTCCGATGGCGACAGTAAACCCATTACTGAGGCCGACGTTGTCATGCCTGAAAAGGCAACGCCTGCGGCCCCTAAAACAGCCACGGCTCCTCGCACTTCTACGACCGCTAAGACAGCCCCCCGTGGCGATCCTTCTCGCGTTAATTTGGAAGCCGGTATGAGCCGTGGTCGTCCTGCTGTGGCCAAAAACTCTGACTACAGCAATGAAGGCCGTAACGCTCCAGCGCCCGCTGCAAAGCCCGATTTGGCCCCAGCAAGTACAGCGAAAAAAGAGTACTACCGCAGTCTCAGCGGGAAGATGGTCGAAAAAACCCCAACCAAAACATCCGAAGATGATGCGGACAGCGGGTTGCTGGGTAAGCGTATGCGAGCCGCTCTTGGTTCTTCGTACAAAAAAGGCGGCGCAACCAAGAAGATGGCTTCTGGCGGTATGACTGCTTCCAAACGCGCCGACGGTATTGCGTCTCGCGGTAAAACCAACTGCAAAATGTATTGAGGTGAATCATGGACTACGAACTGGAAAAGAACAAAGAAGCACCAAAAGACATTGATGGCGCATCCGCTGGACGCAAGTTCAAAAAGGGTGAGCCCGGTATGCCCGAGCAACCCGGCCAAGACATTCGTGTTGACGGCAAGCCTGTGAAGCCCGCCAAGAAGATGGCTTCTGGTGGTTCCGCTTCCAGCCGTGCAGACGGTATTGCCCAGCGCGGTAAAACTCGTGGGACGATCATCCAATGATGGCATCCCGTGGCATGGGGGCTATCAACCCCAAGAAAATGCCCGGGGCCAAGCGCAAGGCTCGTAGGGACGACACCGACTTTACTGAGTATGCGGAAGGTGGTGGCGTGAACGCCGCTGGCAATTACACCAAGCCAAGTCTGCGCAAGCGGATTGTGTCTCAGGTTAAGGCGGCGGCGACTCACGGTACTGGAGCTGGCCAGTGGTCAGCACGTAAGGCGCAGCTTGTAGCCAAGAAATACAAAGCTGCTGGTGGAGGTTACAGAGATTGAAAGCACCGCAGACTTCCCTTAAAAATTGGGGCGACCAGAAATGGCGTACCAAGTCGGGGAAGCCTTCGTCAAAAACAGGTGAGAGGTATCTCCCTGAAGCGGCCATTAAGTCTTTGTCTTCCGCCGAGTACGCAGCCACAACCAAAGCCAAGCGCAAAGGTAAGGCAGCGGGTAAGCAGTTTGTGGCGCAACCCAAAAACATCGCAAAGAAAACGGCAGGGTTTAGATAATGGCGGATAATAAGTTTGGTGTTTGGGATATAAAGTCTCAAAACTGGGTGCGTAATAAAGAATACGACAGCATTAGTAAAGCTAACGCTGCGAGCAACCGCATGGATACAACTTATGGTGGTTCACGCTACATACCCAAACTTATTCCCGGCAAGCTTCCAGAAAAAATAAGTTCTACAGAATCCGATGAACAGCCTGTAACGGCTAAGCGTGGTGGGTATATAAAATCCGCCGACGGTGTAGCATCTCGCGGCAAAACCCGTGGAAAGTTGATTTAATATGGCAGTTACTTCCGGCTCCACATCATTTAACCTCGACCTGACCGACTTAGTCGAGGAGGCGTTTGAACGCGCTGGGGGTGAACTGCGCACGGGTTACGACCTGCGCACGGCTCGCCGTAGCCTCAACATCATGTTCGCTGAGTGGGCCAACCGTGGCATCAACATGTGGACGATTGAGACCGGGGTCATTGATTTGGTTCCGGGCCAGAACACCTATGCCCTGCCCAATGACACCGTGGACTTGCTGGAGCACGTCATCCGCACACAAGCCAACAACGTCGCTACTCAGGCCGACCTGACCATCACACGCATCAGTGTCTCCACCTACGCTACCCTGCCCAACAAGCTTCAACAGGCCCGCCCAATTCAGGTGTGGGTACAGCGTCTGGATGGCCAGACTGCGGCCCCGATTACCACGTTGAATGGCGGTATTTCAGCCACTGACACCACAATCACGGTGACTTCCACCGCTGGTATGCCCGCTGTGGGCTTTGTGCAGATAGGCTCAGAAACCATCAATTATGGTTATATCGACGGCAATACGCTCAATAATTGCTTCCGTGGGCAGAACAACACCACAGCCGCAGCTCACCTGACTGGCGTGGCCGTGGCCGTACAGAACCTGCCCGCCGTGACCGTTTGGCCAACCCCAGACAATGTGCAGCCGTACCAATTCGTGTACTGGCGACTGCGCCGCACCCAAGACGCTGGCGGCGGTGTGAACGTAATGGACGTTCCATTCCGCTTTATCCCTTGCATGGTTGCAGGTTTGTCTTACTACGTGGCTGGAAAAATCCCGCAAGGCGCTGAGCGCCTACAGTTTCTGAAGGCTCAGTATGACGAGGCTTGGGAATTGGCTGCGTATGAGGACCACGAAAAAGCCGCAATTCGGTTCGTGCCCAGACAGCAATATATTGGAGGTACATAATGGCTAAGAACCCCTCAAGGCGTGGTTTGGATGAACAACTGCTTGAAGGCGGCGGTGCTGGTGCGAGCATTAAAAGCACCAAATGGAGCGGAATGCCCTCAATGAAGGGCAACGCCAGCCTCATGGACGACATTAAAAAGATCACCGCCCCACCAACTAAAGCAAAAGGCGCGGCCAAAAAATCTGTTGAGTTGGCCGAAGATCGAGCTGTAAGCCGCATGGTTGGTCGAGCCGCAGGCGCAGGCGCTGCTGGCGCGGGTGTAAAAGCAATGACCAGCAAAGAAGCCGCCGCAGCCAAGGACAACGATGAATACGAAGACGCAGGTGGCGACGCAGTCCGTACCAAAGACCCGGTGGGCGCTGCCGGTACAGGCATGAAGAAGGGCGGCATGACCGCCTCTCGCCGAGCCGACGGTATCGCATCCCGTGGTAAGACCAAAGGGAGAATTGTGTAATGGGAAATAGGTTCGCCAGCGGCAAATGGGCAATCGCCCAGTGCGACCGTTGCGACCAGCGGTTCAAGCTCAAGGTTTTGCGCAAAGAGATCATCAAAACCAAGAACTACGACTTGCTTGTATGTCCAGAGTGTTGGGACCCTGACCAGCCTCAGTTGCAGTTGGGTATGTTCCCGGTGGACGACCCCCAAGGTTTGCGTAACCCCCGCCCAGATCGAAGCTATCTTTTGTCAGGCAACAGCGGGTTGCAGATTAACGTGAATGGTGGGACTGGGCCAACAGGTTCAGGAACCAACGAGGCGGGAAGTCGAATCTTCCAGTGGGGGTGGAATCCCGTAGGAGGTTCTTCATTTTTTGATGCCACATTGACTCCAAATAATTTGGTTTTGACTGTGGAACTTGGTACAGTTACGGTTGTAACGACATAAGGAGTCGATATGGACACGAAAGCAGTTAAACGCATTGCCAGCAAAGAAGTGAAATCTCACGAGCAGCGTATGCACAAAATGGCCAAAGGTGGCGTGACAGGCGAATCCATGCGCAAGTATGGCCGCAATGTTGCTCGTGCAATGAATCAGCGCGGCGGCGCTCGCGGAGGCTAATATGGCTAAATACAGCATGAAAAAGGGCGGCAAAGAAGTTGGTCCAGCCAGCGTCTACGCAGAGCCACACACTATGAAGGGTAAGGCTTTGAAGGCAGAAGTGCCTACAGAGACCGGCGCAGCCCGCATGAATCAGATGAACATGTCTGCTGGTGGCATCAGCAAAGGCAACTACTCTGAAACCAAAACCAGCGGCATCAAGATTCGCGGCACTGGCGCGGCAACTAAAGGCTTGATGGCCCGAGGCCCGATGGCATGACCTACACCGAGTTGATTGCTGCTATTCAGTCGTACACCGAGAATACGTTCCCGGAAACGTACCTTGCAAGTGGAGCAACTGAGTCTTCAACGGCTCAGTTAAACACCTTCATCACGCAGGCTGAGCAGCGCATCTACAACACGGTTCAGTTCCCCTCGTTGCGCAAGAATGTGACGGGGGTAACCACGACTGGTAACAAGTATCTATCGTGCCCCGCCGACTTTTTGGCGTCGTATTCGTTGGCCGTGATTGATGCGGACGACAATTACGAGTACCTGTTGAACAAGGATGTGAATTTCATCCGTCAGGCATACCCAAATACGGGTGCCGCAGGTTACTCAACACCCAAGTACTACGCTCTGTTTGGCCCAACGACTACCAACGACCCAAGCCCTGCCATCACAAACGAGCTGAGTTTCATTCTTGGCCCAACTCCTGATGCGGCGTATGACGTTGAGTTGCACTACTACTACTATCCCGAATCCATCACGACTGTGGCTTCTGGCCACACTTGGTTGGGCGACAACTTTGATTCCGTGCTGTTGTATGGTTCACTGGTCGAGGCTTACACCTTCATGAAGGGCGAGCAAGACATCATTGCGCTTTATGACGGCAAGTACAAAGAAGCACTTGGGTTGGCCAAACGTCTGGGCGATGGTATGGAGCGCAGCGATGCTTACCGTAGTGGGCAGTACCGCGAAGCTCCGCTGCCACAGAATAATGGAGTGCGTTAATGGCATTTACCGGCAACTACTCCTGCAACTCACTGCGCACAGCCTTGATGAACGGCACGATGAACTTTTCATCGGATGTATTTAAGCTGGCTTTGTATACCAACACAGCTACGCTTAACGCAGAGACTTCAGGTTACTCAGCCACTGGCGAGGCGTCTGGCGGAAACTATTCCGCTGGCGGTCAGACTGTTGCCGCTACTGTATCCACCGCCGCCACCACAACAGGCAGCACAGTTTATGTATCGTTCGCAGCGCCAGCATGGACTGGAGCAATCACTGCTCGTGGGGCACTGATCTACAACAACACAACTGGAGACGCAGTATGTGTGTTGGACTTTGGCAGCAATAAAACTTCCACATCAACTTTCACCGTGGCGATGCCAGCTAACACCAGCACATCCGCACTCATCAGACTCGTTTAAGGAGCGACCATGTTCAACGAAAAAGCAACTTCAACAGATACCGTAAGCGCGGGTCTTGTCGCTCGTACTGGAGCCGATTCAGGTGCTCGTGCAGGCGGCGTCTTCCACGTCCAGTGTTTTGACAAAGACGGCAACCTGAAATGGAAAACCTCCGAGCACAACTTGGTTGTGAACGAGGGTTTGCAGGACATGAACACCCAGTATTTCAAGGGTTCAACCTACACTGCCGCGCTCTACCTTGGCTTGATTACAGGCCCCGGTTCAGGCACTACCTTTGCCGCAGCCGACACTTTGGCCTCCCACGCTTGGACTGAATACACAGACTACAGCGGCGCACGTAAGGCCGTGACATTTGGTACAGCCACAACCGCAGACCCCTCAGTCATCAGCAACTCAGCCACGCCTTCTGCTTTCACCATTTCTGGTGCAGGCGGCGTGATCGCTGGTGCGTTCCTGTGTACCGTGTCTAGTGGCACATCTGGCGTGTTGTTTTCCGAGTCAGACTTCCAGTCTCCCGGCGACCGTACCGTTGTTGCTGGCGACACTTTGAATGTGACCTACACGTTCAGCCTTGACGCTGCTTAATGAGTGTTTGCAGAATCAGCCTTTGCCCAAGCACCGTTTGCCTCGCAAGGGGCGGCTGGCGGGCGAAGCCTTGACAGCCTAATTACTGAAAGCGTTTCGGCCTTAGACACCACCGCAGCGCAAGCGGCATTTAACTCAAGCACTGCCGATGCCGCCACTGGTTCGGACACCGTTCTTGTGGCCGCTTCTGTTTTCAACACTGTAATCAGCGAAGCGTCCGCCGGATCAGACATCGTTTCTGTACTGGTTGACTTTGCTGTGAACATTGCAGAGACTGCCGCCGGTGCTGACAGCACCTCCGCTTTGGTGGATTTCCAAGCGGCAATACTTGAAGCAGCAACAGCCGAAGACGTCGCCTCTGCTTTGGCAGATTTCATCTCTTCTATTGCTGAAACAGCGACTGGTAGTGACAGTGCAACCGCACGATTGGATTACCTAGCCGCAGTCTCTGAGCTGGCTGCTGCGCTAGACGCCACCGCAGTGAGTGTAGATTTTCGGGCGGCAGTGGTGGAGATTGTTTCGGGGCTGGATGCCACTAGTGCGGTGGCAGGTTTTGGGGTGGCCGTTTCTGAAACAGCGGCTGGCTCAGACAGTGCGTTGGTGGCCCCTTCTACCTTTAACGCCGCCATCAGTGAAACAGCGCAGGCACTAGACGCAGTCTTTGCAAGTGCGGTCTTTTTTGCTACCATTACCGAAGGTGCGGTAGCCGCAGATCAGATCATTGCTAGACTGCTTTGGGAGATCATCAACGATGCGCAAACGGCAAACTGGGGCAATATCAATGCCTCCCAGACAACGACTTGGGCCACGATTGGGACAGCCCAGACAGGCGGATGGCAGAACATCAATGATGCTCAGAATGCTGGTTGGACAGTCATCTACGACGGTCAAACTGACACATGGCAAGTAATAAAAACGCAGGGCTGACCAAATGGCAATCGTTGTAAAAGACCGAGTTAAAGTTGTTAGCGCCACTACAGGCACAGCAGACTTTATATTGGGCGGTGCGCCGTCTGGCTTCCAGACGTTTGCCGCAATCGGCAACAACAACTACACATACTACGCCGCTGTAGACCCAGCCACAGGCGACTGGGAAGTTGGCTACGGGCAGTACACCACGTCTGGCCCGACACTTACCCGCAACACAATTCTGTCTTCCAGCGCGGCTGGGGCGAAGATCAGCTTTGGTTCTGGCGACAAGGACGTATTCTGTACCTACCCCGCTGAGAAGGCAATATATGAAGAGTTGAGTGGCAATGTCTTGATCGACGGTGGCCCAATTACTGTGATTGGTACAGGGGTCACAAGCTTTACCACATTCTCAGCCGCACTTGGCGAAATGTACGCAGACATTGATTCGTTTGCTCAGTTCTATGCCCAAAATTTGAGCGATGGCACAGAAGCATCTGCCGACTTTGTGGCGTACAACGATCTTGGGGACGGGGTCAACAACTTTGTGGACATGGGCATCAACAGCTCAACATACACATCTGCAACCTACCCCATCTTCACACCCGGCTCAGCCTACCTTTTCAACGATGGCGGGGAGCTTTTTCTTGGTAGCGCCACCGACGACGTCGTTCTGTTTGCGGGCGGCGTTGATGCGGCGGATGAAGCAGTTCGGATTGACAAGACAACCAAGGCCGTCACAACTGTTGCCGATGTGAATGTTGGCGGTGCTTTGGATGTGACTGGCGCGGCGGATGTGACAGGGGCTGCTACGTTTGGCTCTACTGTGACCTTGAATGCCAACCCCGCTCTCCCATTGCAAGCGGCCACCAAGCAATATGTTGACAACCAAGTCACCGCAGGATTGCACATCCACGAGCCTGTGCGGGTTGAAACAACCGGCAATCTGACCGCTACCTACACGCAGGGCGGCACGACATTCAACATCACAGACATTACCGGCACAAACACAGTAACCACGTCTGTGAACCACGGCTTGTCTATTGGCGACCAAATTTGGTTGTACAGCACCGCTGGTAACGGCCTGTCTACAAACACCGCCTATTTTGTGTACTCAACCCCTGCGTTGAATACCTTGACCCTGTCGCTGACATTTGGCGGCTCACAAATAACTGGGCTGACCAACGCTTCTGGTTTGGCATATGCAACACGGGCTAATTCTGGTGTCGGAGCGTATCTGACCAACGCAGGTACAAAAGCAGCGTTGCAAATTGATGGGGTTAATCTTTCCACGACCAACCGTGTCATGGTGCGGCTGCAAACAAATGGCGAAGAAAACGGTGTGTACGTGGTTACCACTGTGGGTACTCCAGACCCCGGCGGTACAAATTGGGTTTTGACCCGTGCCGATGACGCCAGTTTTGTCAGCCCCGCCGATCCTGATGGGCTTGGCACAGGCGACTACTTCTTCACCCAAGAAGGTTTGCTGAACGCTGGCGACTCGCACGTTCTGACCACTGAACCCAACACAATGATTATTGGGTATACCACGCTGACATATACACAGTTCAGTGGCTCCGTTGACTACGTTGGCGGTACGAACATCGACATCACTGGTCAGACGATTTCTTTGACCGGAACCGTCGCGGCTACCAATGGCGGTACAGGCGTAAACACAGTCGCAGTTGGCGATCTGCTGTACGGCTCCGCTTCAAACACATGGAGCAAGTTGGCTCTTGGCGCGGCCTACAAGACGTTGTCAGTCAACGGTGCAGGTACGCAGGTTGAATGGAACGCTGTTGCTTTAGATCAATCAGCCGCAGTAGCTGGCGCACTTCCAGTTGGTAATGGTGGCACAGGGATTACTGGCTACGCCCAAGGCGAGATGCTGTATGCCAACACCACAACATCGCTGGACAAGGTGACGGCCAACACCACAACCACCAAGAAGTTCTTGGCCCAAACAGGTACGGGCACGGCTGGGCAAGCCCCCGGCTGGGAGCAACCTGCGGCGTCTGACATCACAGGCTTGGCCCCATCAGCAACAACGGATACAACCGATGCTTCAAACATTACTTCGGGTACTCTGGGCACTTCGCGCTTGTCTGGCAGCTACACGGGCGTTACTGGAGTCGGTACTCTTACTGCTGGTACTTGGAACGCTACAACTATTGCTGCTGCTTATGGCGGCACTGGCTTTGCCTCTTACGCTGTGGGAGATTTACTTTACGCAGACACAACAACGACGTTGGCGCAACTCGCGGATGTAGTAGTTGGCAATGCGCTGATTTCTGGCGGCGTGGCTGCGGCTCCAAGCTGGGGCAAGATTGGCTTGGCGACACATGTTGATGGGACTTTGCCAATTGCCAACGGCGGTACAAACAGTACGGCTACTCCAACAAACGGCGGGGTTGTTTACGGCACAGGTACAGCACAAGCGTACTCAACAGCAGGCACATCTGGGCAAGTCCTCACATCCGCTGGTGCTGCGGCTCCAACGTGGACAACAGCAACCAGCGCAAACACGGCGTCTGCAATTGTTCAACGTGACGGGTCTGGCAACTTCACGGCGGGAACAATCAATGCTGCTTTGACTGGTAATGCGGATACTGCAACCAATCTTTCAACAAACCGCACCAACT